TTAACTTAATATATATGATGATATTACATCATATATATACTAGCGAAGCAATTACACGCGCGCGACGACAAGACTAGCTCCGGATATTAAGACCGCAGGTCTTATAGTGCTTATGTCGCGTCGATAGAGACGAAAACTGCGTTTTCGTGCCTACTAAAAATGTCTAATCATCATCACTATTGAGTTCCGTTCCTCGCAAGTTAGTTATAATCCATCTGTCAGCAGATAGTTTTTGCATATTTTCCGGCGGAAAATTAGCAAAACAGAATATATGTGGTGAGTTAAATATTTTAACACCAGTTTCATATTTCGTATTACATACCATACCATTTTTTATACATTCAAGAGCAGAATAAGAAACATTACCTTCATTCGCTCTAGGTATATCAAACATTACGCAATTAGTTTCATCCATATTACAATTGAAAACTAAATTCATAATATCACTATGCTTGCCCCCATTACATAACAAAACTTTATGCCAAAAAATACAATATTTTATAAATTGAGATTTTCCAAAATGCCCTGGTTCCTCCCAAAACCAGTAAATTTTTCGGTCATCCGGTTCTTGCTTCATAATAGCAATAATATCTTCCTGCCAGTCATAAAGATTTGTAATAAGTTTTAGTGGTTTAGGAACACCTATAGAGAAAACGATCTTTTGCTCCTTGGAGCAATAGACCATATTATCTTCACGATTCCCTTTTGCTTTCTCAAAATGAATTCGTTTAATATTAAAAACCGCGCTCGGTCGTGCTTTGTTTTTAAATTCAAAATAACCCTGTAAATGTGGTGTGCCTAATTCACCAACTTCACTACCAAGAATGGCGAACTTACAATTCTTATTCATAATGGAACCAATAGAAGTTAATTCTTCATTAGTCCAATTATTTAAGACCATAATCCATCTAATAGAGGGAGCAATTCTTGCTTTTGAGGAGGAAATAGTATTACCCTCCTCAACGGAACCAACGGAACCAGTTTCAACCATTTTTATAATAGTCCAAGATAAAAAAAAATTCCTAAATAAACGCGTCAAGTCTTTAAACTTTTTCAAAAAATAATATATATATTATAATTATTTTGATATAAAGACAAGTTATTTAGAAGAAATTAATTAATTAAAAAATTAATCTTTAAATTAAAATATTATTATATATTATAAAAAGTAATGGTTGCCTCAAACTTCCGTAATCGTTTTAGACGCCGTGGTTTCAAAAAAGTAGCAGTAGGTTTCAAACCTAAACCCAAAATAGGTAAGAGAAAATACGCTCCAAAAATGACTTTCGCCAAGAAAGTTAATCAAATTATCGCAAGAAATGTAGAAAATAAATTTACTTCAACATTAACTTATAATGACGCAGTAGCACGAAGCACTCGTGCATCTTCGTTAGATGCCTTTACTTTTTTTAATTGGTCTCCAGGAGCAGACGCGACAGGGTCAAGATTATTTAACATCCAAGCAACCGCTTTAGAAGGCGGACGCGTGGGGAATGTTATTAAATTAAAGAGATGGATTATAAAAGGAATAATTCAACCTGTAGTAAGTAATACAACCACTTTGACTAATTCAAATGTGGGATATGTAGATGTTTATTTTGGAAGATTATTAAAAAATACAACAGCAGTAGCAAATACACTTGTTAAATTATATCAAAACGGAGCAACAACAACAACGCCAACTTGTATCTCAACGGATACATTAAATCCATTAAATAAAGATAATTATAAAGTTTATTACCATAAACGCTTTAAGATGGGCGCCGCGAGTGATAATAAAACTTATGATAATGATACAAACACATTACATCCAGCAAACAACGATTTTAAACTATCACAAACCTTCGGTTTTGATGTCTGTAAGTATATATTAAAAAATAAACCTTTAAAATTTGATGATATTGAAACTAATCAACCTCCGCCGTATATTCCTCCAAATCAGGCAGATATAGCAAATTTGACTATATGGGCGACATATACACCACAAACAGGCGAAAGCACAGGAACCGGAGTATCCGGTACCTTTAAATCATTATATAACATAAATGCTCTTACATACGCAGAATACGAAGATGCTTAAATTTAACTTAATATATATGATGATATTACATCATATATATACTGGCGAAGCATTTACACGCGCGCGACGACAAGAGTAGCTTACGCCTATTAAGACCGCAGGTCTTATAATGCTTATCTCGCGTCGATAGAGACGAAAACCGCGTTTTCGTGCCCACTAAAAATGTCTAATCATCATCAGAATTGAGTTCCGTTCCTCGCAAGTTAGTTATAATCCATCTATCAGCAGATAGTTTTTGCATATTTTCCGGTGGAAAATTAGCAAAACAGAAAATATGAGGTGAGTTAAATATTTTAACACCAGTTTCATATTTCGTATTACATACCATTCCATTTTTTATACATTCAAGAGCAGAATAAGAAACATTACCTTCATTCGCTCTCGGTATATCAAACATCACGCAATTAGTTTCATCCATATCTTGATTGAAAACTAAATTCATAATATCACTATGCTTGCCCCCATTACATAACAAAACTTTATGCCAAAAAATACAATATTTTATAAATTGAGATTTTCCAAAATGCCCTGGTTCCTCCCAAAACCAGTAAATTTTTCGGTCATCCGGTTCTTGCTTCATAATAGCAATAATATTCTCTTGCCAGTCATAAAGATTTGTAATAAGTTTTAGTGGTTTAGGGACACCTATAGAAAAAACGATCTTTTGCTCCTTGGAGCAATAGACCATGTTTTCTTCACGATTCCCTTTTGCTTTTTCAAAATGAATTCGTTTAATATTAAAAACCGCGCTCGGTCGTGCTTTGTTTTTAAATTCAAAATAACCCTGTAAATGTGGTGTGCCTAATTCACCAACTTCACTACCAAGAATGGCGAACTTACAATTCTTATTCATAATGGAACCAATAGAAGTTAATTCTTCATTAGTCCAATTATTTAAGACCATAATCCATCTAATAGAGGGAGCAATTCTTGCTTTTGAGGAGGAAATAGTATTACCCTCCTCAACGGAACCAACGGAACCAGTTTCAACCATTTTTATAATAGTCCAAGATAAAAAAAAATTCCTAAATAAACGCGTCAAGTCTTTAAACTTTTTCAAAAAATAATATATATATTATAATTATTTTGATATAAAGACAAGTTATTTAGAAGAAATTAATTAATTAAAAAATTAATCTTTAAATTAAAATATTATTATATATTATAAAAAGTAATGGTTGCCTCAAACTTCCGCAATCGCTTTAGACGCCGTGGTTTCAAAAAAGTAGCAGTAGGTTTTAAACCTAAACCCAAAATAGGTAAGAGAAAATACGCTCCAAAAATGACTTTTGCCAAGAAAGTTAATCAAATTATTTCGCGTAATGTGGAAAATAAATTCACAAATACGCTCAGTTATAACGATGCCATAGCAAGAACAGATGCCGTTTCGGCATATACATTCTTTTCTTGGACGCCTGGAGCAAACGCTACAGGAAGTAGGTTATTCAATTTAGAAGATAGTAGTCTTCAAAATGGACGCATAGGCAACACTATAAAATTAAAACGATGGATAATCAAAGGAATAATTCAACCTGTAATTAGCAATACAACAACTATGACAAATTCTAATGTCGGTTATGTAGATGTATATTTTGGAAAACTAATGAATAATTCAGCACCGCCACCAAATACATTAGCAAAATTATACCAAAACGGAGCAACTCAAACTACGCCTACTTGTTTATCTATTGATATGTTAAATCCATTAAATAGAGACCAGTATAAAGTTTATTATCATAAACGCTTTAAAATGGGCGCCGCGAGTGACGCAGACACATACAGCGGAACAGCAGCAACAGCAGCAGCACACCCAGGCAATAACGACTTTAAACTCTCACAAACATTCGGTTTTGATGTGTGTAAGTATATATTAAAAAATAAATCAGCAAAATACGATGATTTTACAACATCAGCATCACCATTTCTTCCACCTAATAACGCGGATATGTTAAACTTAACTATATGGGCGACATATACACCACAAACAGGACAAGCAACAGGAGCATCAGCGAAAACATTATATAATATTGATTGTCTAACATACGCAGAATACGAAGATGCTTAAATTTAACTTAATATATATGATGATATTACATCATATATATACTAGCGAAGCAATTACACGCGCGCGACGACAAGACTAGCTCCGGATATTAAGACCGCAGGTCTTATAGTGCTTATGTCGCGTCGATAGAGACGAAAACTGCGTTTTCGTGCCTACTAAAAATGTCTAATCATCATCACTATTGAGTTCCGTTCCTCGCAAGTTAGTTATAATCCATCTGTCAGCAGATAGTTTTTGCATATTTTCCGGCGGAAAATTAGCAAAACAGAATATATGTGGTGAGTTAAATATTTTAACACCAGTTTCATATTTCGTATTACATACCATACCATTTTTTATACATTCAAGAGCAGAATAAGAAACATTACCTTCATTCGCTCTAGGTATATCAAACATTACGCAATTAGTTTCATCCATATTACAATTGAAAACTAAATTCATAATATCACTATGCTTGCCCCCATTACATAACAAAACTTTATGCCAAAAAATACAATATTTTATAAATTGAGATTTTCCAAAATGCCCTGGTTCCTCCCAAAAC